CATTCGAGGCGTGGCCCCAGGCACCAAGCTCAACCGCAGCTTTGCCCTGGATCGCGCCAAGGTCGACCTGACCACCCGCACCGTGGAGCTGGCCTTCAGCTCTGAGACCCCGTACGAGAGGTACTGGGGCGTCGAAATCCTCGATCACAGCATCCGCAGCATTCGCATGGGCCGCCTGCAGCAAGGCGGCCCGCTGCTTGTCGACCATGACACCCGCGACCACGTCGGCGTCATCGAGTCTGTCCTGATCGGCCAAGACCGGGTAGGTCGGGCCGTCGTGCGCTTTGGGAAAAGCGCCAGGGCAGACGAGGTGTTCCAAGACGTCGCTGACGGGATCCGCCGAAATGTGTCGGTCGGATACATGGTGCATGAAGCCGTCCTCGTCAGCGAGAAAGACGGCATCGGGACCTATCGCGTCAGCGACTGGGAGCCCTTGGAAATTTCGCTCGTGGCCGTGCCCGCCGATGCGTCGGTCGGCGTCGGGCGCAGCGCAGACATGAACGCCGCTTCGGCGGAAACCATCACCACATCACGTCGGGAGAAAACCATGACGACTGAAGCACCCACCACCATGCTCGACACCCAAGGCGAGCACGCACGCGGCGCCACCGACGAGCGCCGGCGCATCGCCGACATCATCGCCATCGGCCAGCAGTTCAAGCACTACGGTGCCGAAGCCATGGCGCAAAAGGCCATCGCTGAAGGCAAGACCGAGGCCGATCTGCGTCAGCAGATCCTCGCGTCAATTGCCTCCAAGCCGCTGCCCTCGAGCGACATTGGCCTCACCCGCAAGGAATCGCAGAGCTACAGCTTCGTGCGCCTGCTCAACGCGCTCAGCAATCCCCGCGACCAGCGCGCGCAAGATGCTGCCGGATTTGAAATCGAGGCCGGCCGTGCGGCCGCTGACAAGGCAGGCCGCGCCTCTCGCGGCGTCATGGTGCCCAGCGATGTCATGAAGCGTGACCTGGTTGTCGGCACGTCGACCGCCGGTGGCCACACCGTGCAAACCGACCTGCTGGCCGCTGACTTCATCACTTTGCTGCGCAACTCGATGGTCATCATGGGCATGGGCACGCGCATGCTGACCGGCTTGCAGGGCAACATCGCCATTCCTCGCCACACCGGCGCAGCGACCGCCTACTGGGTCTCGGAAAGCGGCAACCCGACCGAAAGCCAGCAGTCCTTCGACCAGGTCACGATGGTGCCTCGCACCGTGGGCGCGTTCACCGACATCAGCCGCAAGCTGCTGCTTCAAAGTTCCATCGACGTCGAAGGCTTCGTGCGCCAGGACCTGGCTACCGTGCTGGGCCAAGAAATCCAGCGCGTGGCCATCAACGGCTCTGGCACCGCGCCTGAGCCGCGCGGCATCATCAACCAGTCGGGCATCGGCTCGGTGGCTGGTGGCACCAACGGCCTGGCGCCGAGCTGGGACCACATGGTCAGCCTCGAGACTTCGGTGGCCACCAACAACGCCGACGTCGGCGCGCTGCAGTACCTCACCAACGCCAAGGCGCGCGGCAAGCTCAAGCGCACCTTCATCGACAGCCCTTCGGGCCAGCGCGTCTGGGCCGGTGGCGACACGCCGATCAACGGCTACCAGGCAGCGGTCACCAACGCCGTTCCGAGCAACCTCACAAAGGGCACGGCCACGGCAGTTTGCTCGGCGATCATCTTTGGCAACTTCCAAGATCTGATCATCGGCATGTGGGGCGGGCTGGATCTGATGACCGACCCTTACACCGGCTCGACAGCCGGCACCGTGCGCGTGGTGGCACTGCAGGACGTCGATGTGGCTGTGCGTCACGCTGAGTCTTTTGCTGCCATGCTCGACGCGCTGACCGTCTAAGGCGAACCAGCCGTGGCCTTTGTCGAAGACCTGTCGGTGTTTTTCAACGCTCAGGACTTTGCGCTCACCGCCAGCCGCACCCCGGCTGGTGGTGGGGCGGCCACATCAGGCCCGGTTGTGCTCGACCTCGGCGACGTCGAAGCCGACGGCGTGGTGTTCGAAGGGCCATCGCTTGCGGTGGCCGCCAGCACCTGGCCCACGCTTTCAGTGGGTGACACGTTCACGATCAACGCGG